GTCAAGCGTTGCTTTGTCGCGCTTCTGCAATTCCTCTCTAAACTCATCTCGCTGCGCTTGAAGCTGATCTTCAAGGTCAAGATCCGGCGCTTGCATGTTGGGATGTTTTTTCTTTGCTTCCCGCCTGATTTGCTTTTCAACATCAGGATTTTGTTGCACAAACGCCCACAAACGCACAGCGCGTTCGCGTTGTTCATCGGTCATATTTTCGAGTGCAATTGCCATAATAATCTTCCCCTGGACTTATGAATTAATACCCTTTTGGATTTCTCGACATTGGCACTTTCGACTGAGTGCTGCCCGGTGGGCGAACCTTCATGTCGTTAACCATGGTGCCGCGAGCCGAACCCGACTCAAGCCCACCCAACTGCATATAGCGTGGTGGATTGCGGATACGGTCGCTTGGACTCGCGTTATCTTGCGGGTCACGAATACGGAGCGAACTGGACGGATCAAATAAACGATCACCTGACATGGTGGCGCTTCCTTACATTGGGGACGGAGGAGGGACGGGAGGTGGCGCGGTAGGAAGCCCTGGTGGGGGCGCTCCTGGTCCTGCCAACCCAGAAACAGCTTGCATAATTTCGGCGGGCATTAACTGCTTATCAGAAGCCTCTGTTTTACCAAAGTGCTTCGTCAATGCACCAATCGCTTTCATGATGGCCTTGCCATCCTCACCAATTGGTTCAAACGTCTGCAACGCTTGCGTTAATTTCTTAATACACACTTGTACATCAGCGCGGGCACCAGCTTCATTTCCCTGCTTCTTGGCAGGAGCCATCATCGGGCCACCAGCAGGAGCTGGAGGTGCGCCGGGAGGACCACCGGGACCGGGGGGACCGCCTGGGCCGCCGCCGCCGAGGGCTTGCATGATTTGTGGAGGTACGCTCATATGTGATTTCTATAATTCGGCTGATACGAAAGTCAACAACTATTGCAATACAATAAAAAAGGCCGGTGAGCCTAAACTTACCGGCCAGAAGCTACGGAATAAACCGGAGCGCAAAAATTACTTGCGCTTCGCCTTCCGACCGCCACGCTTATGACGACGTGCCATGATGGACTCCTTATTCAAATGCCAGCCCCCCTAACACATTAAAGTCCAATCTTAGCGACACATCTTGCGCTTAGACGATCTCTTACCACGTTTCATTTGCCACCTTTCACTGAATGTAGTTTGGCCTTTTGGGCTTGCTTTTCCAGTTCCATGGCTTGCTGTTGCTGTTGCTGTTTGGCTTCAGCCGTTTCCATTTTCTGGAGTCTCTGTTTTAACAACTCTTTCATCGGAACGTCAAGCAGATCAATCAACGATTCTCGATCAATGGCTTTTGCTTTGAACAATTCAAATGCTAACGACCGCTGATCCTCTTGGAAAATAGGGCTATTGCTGTGTGCATCCACTTTCACAATGTACTTATCAGTGAATTGGTCTGCTACAAACTCCATACCGCTTTCAGAACGAAGCCGCGATTTATCGTACGCCTGTTTGAGTTGTAAAAACAACATCGCTAATTTTTCTAGCGAATCTTCAATAATCATGGCGCGTTTCTTGGCGCGTGAACTGCCAAGCCGTGCAAGGTTGGCCGCGTGTCCACCACTGCGAACGCCCGACTCACCTTTGCCTGACATGACGTTAGTGATGCCAGAAATTTCTTCAAACATATTGTCAAGCTCTCGAATCTCTTTGTAGAGATCTTCAGGGATGACAGGAGTTAAGGATTCCATCTTAGCGCCAGGCATATCGGCTGATACCAAGCCGCCAGGGCTGTCCAGTGTGTCAGCCATTTCGTCAATGCTGCCTTGGAAGCCCGATCCAAACTTAGGAGGATTGGCTTGCAGGTTGAGCATGTGACGGATCTGCTCCATGCGCTCGTTCCGCATCCGCTGTAGCGGAATTAGTTTGTCAACTTCCGAATAGCCCCAGAAGAAATCGTGAGCAGGATTTGGGCAAATTTGAATAAACGGTATTTCGTTCGTGATGAATACTTTTTCAATGGGTCTGTCAAAAACAACAACGCCGGGTTCTGCAATGGTGACAATGCGGAAATCCCCAATGTCATCATCAAACACATACAGTTCCGACATCTTGAGCAATTCTTCAGCCACTTTCGGTTTGTACCGATTGGGCGACGTTAAATCAAAATTGACGTTACCAATGGTGTTAGGGCTGGACTGGCTAGTAACAATTCGGTCCATGACGGACGTGCTGTCATTGGCTACGCCTTTGGGCATGGCAACCACTTCGGCCAAGATGGCATCCACGCGAGGATGCGGGATGGCGCGCAGCTCGTACTCAAACTGGGACTTGGTGATGTAGTAGGAATGCGTAAACGCTTCCTGCCGCCACAATCCGTAAATGTCCTCGCGCAGTACGCCAATGTCGTAAGGTTCAACGACAAACGGTTCAATGCTGCCTTGCTGGTTAATACGGAGTTTGACAAACATGGAGCCGTAACAGAACGACCACATGAGCGCCTGACCAAAGATTAAATCCGTGTTGGACATGTGCCAATCGTCGTTCAAGGATTCCATTAACGGGCGCACTTGATCGCGGAATAAGTCCGACGCACTGGGCGTTAAGTCAATGGAAAACCGTGTGGTTTCCGACGAATACATCAACGAGTTGAGTTGTTCAATGTGCGAGTAAATTTTGTTGACCGTGTTCTCGGTCATCTCAGGTCCACCGCCAAACAAAAAGAACGAACGCCACAGTGTGTACATCCGACGCCGATCTTCTCGGGTGGAATTACACTTGTTGTTCAGTTGAACATAAAATTCAAACAGTTCTTTTTGCGGGGGTAGTTTCATACGCTTACATCAGAAATTTTAGTAATGTCGCGACCTTCAATCCGTGTTGGAATCCGGCGCGGCAGTTGACCCGTTTGTGCAACGGGAGCTAAGTTGTTTTCACCCTGCAATCCCAAGGACGTAGGGCTAATAGACGCTGCTTGCTCGCCCCGATTGGCCCAACCGGACTTCATTTTGTTCGGAACATCGACCCATTTGGGCGAAAAATCCTCTCCACGGCGTAAATTTTCCATTACAGACGCGTTAGAATCTTTATTGACCTTCATGTCCGATAATCCAAAATCGTGGGCAATATCGCGCTGTAACGTGTCCAAACGGCCCGAAATGACCGTTTTCATCGCCGGTGCAGTGCGAATTTCCCGTCTGACAAACCGTGGAGAACATCCTGTGGGGCACTGAGGGATCTCATCCCCCTCAACACGCTCATCAAATGGACCGTGTGCGGCACAAGTAAACTCTTTTAAGATTGCCATGGCGGGGTTTTACCTCTTTTGGAATGCGTTAATCAACCGATTTCGCCCTTCAGGGTCATGCTTGGGGGCTAACTGAGCGTCTGTACGGCGCAAGGAGATCTGTAATCCCTTGGTCGTTAGCTTGACACTGCCCCGATAAAACGGCGGGCAGTTCAAAGGTTGGGGGTTTACCGCTGGAGTGATGGTATACCCAATGATCTGATTACGTTTATTGCGTTTGGTAACCGTTGGTATGTACTCACCGGCCAATACCTTTTGCAAGGCTTTGGTCATTCGGATCCGTACTATGTACCGATAACGGCTAAAGTTTGCGCGGTTAAACGCTTTGCGGAAATCCATCCACACCGGCTTGCTGATTCCCATGGCGGTGAACAGCATGGCAGGGCTACCGACGTACGGTGAGTTAGGATTGGTGGTCAGCCACAGATAGGCGTGTTGTAAGTGCCGGTCGTTCCATGCGTTTTCTGAATCGTCGCCAACAATAGTTGAAAACTTCTCGCTCATGTGCGGCTGGCATTCCGGTTGCGAGACATCTTGACATTGCCTTGTCCGGCATCGGTCTTGCTATACAAGATGCCTAAGTCTTTCATGTACTGTCTGACCATGCGGGGGCCAGCAATTTGCACCCCTTGCATTTGCGACCGCTCGGCCTCTAACTGCTGGGTGTTCTCGTAGATCATGCCTTGGACCATGAGCTTGGAACGGACCTGATCGTTCCACGCCAAGATGGCTAAGGCGGCGGCAATCACACGGTCGTCTTTACGGTGGTCAGGGGCGGCGGGCGCGGCACCGGCCAGACGCTGCACTGCCGTCATCTCGCTAATGAGTTCACGCGACACAGGAACCGCCATCTTGCGTTCCACATAATCGCGGTAGGTGTTCATCATGCGTTCTTTCATCTGGTAGTTGGTGTGCGTGTGAACCGCGTTGGTTGACCCGTTAATGGAGTCGTACTTGCGATACAGGAAGTCCCGCATCGAACCCAACACGTCTTTTAGGACCGGACGGGAGGACGCTAACCCAAACGTGCGCTCTTTCCGCATGTTCAGGATTTCGTTTAACACCGCGTGTCCGGGACCCGACACTTCCAAATTAAAGGTACACGGTCCGTACGCACCGGCAAGGTAAGCAATTGCCCACGCAAACTGTGATGTTGTAATGTCGTAGTCAACGTATTCAGCAACCTGTTGGGCACGGTCTGCCCACACACGCCAGACGCTAATCACGAACCCGTCGGCGTTGTCTGACGATCCGTAGGCCGGGTCTGCACCTAACACATAAAAGCCGTGCTTGGCGGGGTTGTCCCACACTTTGAGCGTGGCTGTCTTGATGTTGGCTGACTGGACTTCGGTTTCAATGAAGTTGTCGCGGAAAGTTAGTCGATAGTATTCAGGCTCTGGAATCGCGTTCTGTTCTTGGTATAGTCGGGACAATTCAAGGCTTGAAAAGAACTGAGAGCCGGACGCTTGAAATGCTTGATGCTCGGTCCAAGGGTATTCTTGCAATCGAAGTGATTCGTCCGATTGTTGTTCAGCGGCAAGCCATCGCCACCAGGCAATTTGTTCGTCATCAATCTCTACTCCGTACAGTAGTTTAACTTCTTTAGCCCACATCTTTTCTTGCGTACTAAAGCGACCTTTAGAACCATAATAAATCTTGTATAGCGCATCGTCACGCCCCAACCGATACATCTCGTTGGCCCACCAACTCACAAAGATGGCGTGTTGTGACGCGGCTGACTTGGCTTCTTCCCACTGATCGTAGAACAGGTTTTCAAAACCACGGGCGGTGGATTCCCAGTGGTACAGCCGGTTGGGATTCTTTTGTGCCAATGAGGCTTTGAGTGAAGCAAAGCCCTCGGCATCACCCCACGAACTCATCTCCGTGGCATGTAGGAAGCTAATCGCACTGGACCGGCCCAAGCCACCCTTGCCTGTTTTTTTGGTTCCCGCCACGCGGTACAACAGTTTGGTTCCCGTGGTGAGGACTAATTGATTTCGGTTGTGGTCTTTGATGGGACGTTTCCATGCCGGTGGCAAGGATCCGTAATACAGCTCCAGCGTCGAGCGGAAGCTGTCGCGGGCTGTGTCCTCATGGACGGCCAGCATTCCGTTTGTCCCTTTGTGCCGAAATAGCCAAAACATATCCAACGCAAGGGAGATGGTCGATATACCGGCCTGACGGCATTTCAATGTCACAAAGTCGTGGACACCATCTTCCAACCCACGAATGATTTTCTCTAGCACCCATTTCTGGGTTCCTAGTAGGGATTCCCCCAGACTAATGACACCGCGCTCTTTGGAGTCAATTTTTAACGCTTTGCAGAACGCAATGAATTGGTCGTGGGGGAATTTCACTTCTTGGTTTTCTTCTTCGCTTTGTTAACGCCAGCGCGGCCAAAGCTATGAGCGGCCAGCCAGTCATTGCGCTCGGATTGCGGAATGTTGGCAGGGATTGGAGTCTTTGTTACTTTCTTTTTAGCCATAATGTCCTCAGTAGTTAATGGAATCTTTGTCTTTCAATACCCAACGCAAGCCACCGCGCTTACCCGCACGTTTGGCTAATTCTTTGTTATTAAAGGCCCGTTTCTCTTTTGGAACGGCCTTGCCACCCATGGATTGAATCAATGCTTTCTTTTCAGGAGACATGGACGCAAAGCCACGTTTGGATTTTGGTTTGTCAGGAATCATTTCTTGCCCTTACTCAAATTACATTTGGGGCATAAAAGTTGTA